GGGTGCTGCGGCCGGACTGGGTGGCCATCATCTACGGCTCGAAACTTGAGCCCGACGACGCGGCGTTCGCTCTCGACGGCGAGGTCATCGGCTATGCCTACTGCAACGGCGGGTTGGCCGGTGCGGGTCGCAACGATGTGCGGATCCTGCTGCCCGATGAGGTCGCGCACTGGTCGCCGATTCCCGATCCTGAGGGCGCCGGCATCGGCATGTCGTGGATCTCGGCGGCGATGCGCGACATGCAGGGCGATCGGGCCGCGACTGAGCACAAGTTGAAGTTCTTCACCAACGGCGCCACCCCCAACCTCGTGGTCAAGGGCATTCCGGCGCCGGACCGGGAGAAGTTCGACATGTTCGTGGACATGCTCGAGGCGCGTCACGCCGGGCTGGGAAATGCCTACCGCACGCTGTACCTGACTGCCGGCGTGGACGCCACGGTGGTCGGCTCGGACCTCAAGCAGTTGGATTTCAAGGCGACCCAGGGCGCCGGGGAAAGCCGTATCGCGATGCTCGGGCGGGTTCCGGCGCCGTTGCTGGGTATCAGCGAGGGTCTGGCCGGATCGTCGCTCAACGCAGGCAACTTCGGCATGGCGCGGCGCATCTTCGCCGACTCCTGGATCTTCCCGACGTTGCAGGACCTCTGCTCGGCGTTGGCCCCAATGGTCAACGTGCCGCGTGGCGCCGAACTGTGGTTCGACACCACCGATATGCCGATTCTGCGTGAGGACGCCAAGGACGCGGCCGAAATCGAGCAGGTCAAGGCGACGACGATCAACTCCTACATCACCGCCGGGTTCACTCCGGAGTCCTCGGTCGCCGCCACTCGCGGCCAGGACGTGTCGCTTTTGGTTCATTCGGGTTTGGTGTCGGTCCAGCTTCAACCGCCCGGCATGATGGCCAACGACGCGGCCCCGCCGGCGGGTGGTGCCGGCCCAAAAGCGCAAGCCGTTATGGCGGCCCGCTCCCTTCACCCTGACGGGGATTTCACCGACGAGGAGGCTGTCGACGCGCTGATCGAGGCGTTGGCGTACTTCGACGAGGACGCTGTCGAGCGGTCGTGGGATCCGGCGAAGCATCCCCGCAACCCGTCCGGCTCGCCCGGTGGCGGCCGGTTCCGGTCCCTGGTCGACCGCATCATCGACGCGATCACTGAGCACCACAAGTCCGGTGGCAAGGGTGACCCGCTTGAGGGATTTGACCGGCCGCAACTGCTGAAGGTGGCCAAGGCGCGTGGCATCAAACTGGACCGCGGCGAGCCGCGTGAGTCGATCGTCGCCAAACTGATAGCCGACGTGGGGTCGAACAAATCGGCACACAGTAAGCCCAAAGCGATCCCGGACAAGCCCAAGGTGCCACCGGGGACCCCGAAGGTCACATCGAAGGCGCCCGCCAAGTCGTCGGCGATTCCCGACCTGTCGCTGCCTGACGACATCAGCCCCGCTGACGCGTCCCGCTACGTCGACCTTCACGTTCAACTCGCGGCGGTCCCCTGGCAGCGCAAGCCAGGCACCAAGCACGAACTGCACCGGCCCGGTGCGGCTGCGATCGAGCATGAAATGGGTCTCCTTCTGCAGGGCAAGTCGCTGCGTACCAAGGGAATGCTGCGCCGCGAGGGTGACACCGAAATCAAGTTCCGGGAGTGGGCGCAGGCCAACCATCCGGACATGCCGCTCGATGATGTGCGTGAGTTGGTTCGCACTGGTCTGGCTGACGCGTTCGCGGACAGGCCGATCGCGGTGCGGACCACCCCGGCCGGGCTGTCCGGAGTGCTTAAGGCGGGCCGGTTCAAAACCCAGTTCGAGACGGGACGGGCCAGCAAGGGCGCCACTTACTACCCGGAGAAGCGGGCGCAGGTGGAAAACGAACTGTTCGGGTACGCGTGGGATCTCAAGAAGTCCGACCGGCCCGTCTACGGGTATGTCGGGCTCCGTGACCCGCGTCATGCCGGGTACTGGTCGCAGCCGGGCCGCTACGACGACCGCCACACCGAGGATCTGCTGTCGGCTTACGGCGACGTTCAGGTCGTGCTGAAGCCGCAGGTGCGTGAGCGCACCACTGCGGCGATCGGCGACACGATCGACTCGTCGGTGCTGCCGAGTCCGGTGGATGCCCCGACGTGGCAGTCGGCGATGGTCCGCACGGGTTACACAACCGATTACAAGAGCGACGAGTTCGCCCAGCGTTCGTATGCCGAGGCGCAGATCCACGGCGGAGTGAAGGTGGATGACATCGCCGAGGTCTTTTTTGCGAATCATCCGAGCGACGCGCTGCGCGACCTGCTCAAGCGTTTGGGGATTCCGTGGCGGACACTGTGAAGGTCACCGCCCGGCGTGATGACGGCGCGCTCCTCGTCGAGGACGGCCCGGCCGCCGCGCTGGTGATCGACGGTGGCGCGGTCTATCTGCCGCTGGACTCGATCATGGCTTATCCGGCGGACTGGACTGACGCGGACGAGCCGGTGCCTGCTGTCGTGGATGTTGCCGAGTTGGCCGCCCTGCGCGTACGGCTGTCGGCGCCGCCGGCCGTACGGTCCGGTGAGCGCAAGTTCAACCCGGCCCAGCCGCGTGACCCGCACAGCGGCGAGTGGACGCTTGGTGGCGCCGTAAGAGACCTGCTGAAACTGCTCGGGAAGATCGACCTCGGCAAGGACGAGCACCTGCTCGGCTCCGGCAAGGTCGACACCGACATGGGCGGCGCCCGGTTCGCGTTGATCCGCCGAGGTGACGGCAGCCACGAGTGGCGGGTCGGTTTCGGCGGCGAGGGCTTCGGCCAGGCGGTTCCCGACGACGACCTCCCCGCCTGGGACGGCAATCACGGTGGGGGCGAGTTCAACCAGACCGCTGTCCTCGACGACGCCGGCATCGACGCTCTCCGCACTCAGGTCACATCCGCGTTCGCGCGGGCCGAGGGAGCCGGGAACGCCGCGGCGACGTTCGGCGAGGGCGTCATCCACGGCACCCGGTGGGGCGATATCCACTGGCAGGTGTACCTCGACGACCCCGCCGCGGGACCCGCTGGTCCGGAGTTGTTGATCGGCGTGCTGCCCAAGGGCGACCCCGGCTGGCAGAACGGCCGTGACTGGGAGGGCTACTTCGATGAGTCCGAGTGGCGCAAGGTGCTCACACAGATCGAGACGCTTCGTGCGCCTGGGGGTGCCGCATGACCGACGACCGCGGAATCCAGACCCTGCACGAGGGCGCGACCGCGCGCCTGCATGAGTACTGGGTGCACGGCGAGGGCGCCGCAAAAATCGGCTGGGGGACCCCGGGCGACTTCTCGAGGTGCGTGGCGCACCTGTCCAAGTACATCGGCGACGCGGAAGGCTACTGCAACCTCGCCCACCACGCCGCGCTCGGCTACTACCCGGCCACCCACGCCAAGATGATGGGCAAGAAGCGCGCCACGGATCTGATCCACCTGACGGCCAATGACATGGAGGACGGTGGCATGAATCCGCGACCGCACCTGGGCACCTGCACCCGCGCGTTCGACTTCGAGGTGCGCTCCACCGGCGGCGACGGCCGCACACTGGAGGGCTACGCCGCCGTGTTCGACACGCCCACCCGCATCGCCTCCACCGGCGGCGACTTCGACGAGACCATCCTCCCCGGCGCGTTCAGCCGCAGCCTGAAGGCCCGCACCCCGGTGCTGCAGTTCGAACACGGCCGCGACCCGCGCGTCGGCGCCGTACCCATCGGAGCCATCGACGCCCTCACCGAGGACAGCAGAGGCCTGCACGTGCGCGCCCGGCTTTACGACAACCCGGTCGTCGAACCCGTCCGCCAGGCCATCGCCGGCCAGTCCATCAAGGGCATGAGCTTCCGCTTCGGCGTCCCCGAAGGTGGCGACACCTGGACCCGCCGGTCCGGCGGCCTCGAACTGCGGGAGATCCGCGACGCCGACGTCCACGAACTCGGCCCGGTCGTGTTCCCCGCCTACGACACCACCACCGTTTCGGTGCGGTCCCTGCTCTCGGGCATGGACGCCGAGGAACGGGCGGCACTGGTCCGCGAGCTCGCAGCCGAAGTCCGGCTCGCCGTGGACCTCCAAGATTTCACCGGGCGATCAGGAGCGCGGAGCTCGGATGGCGGTGAACCGGACGACACGCCGGACGGCGCAGAGTCCACCAGCCCAGCAGTCAGGTTCGCCGCGGACGGCGAATCCCTCCGTCTTCTAAGGAAGCCGTAATGCCAGACATCGAAATCCTGCCCGAGCTCCGCGGCAAGGACGTCACCGACATGGGCGACGCCACCCCCGAGGAACTGCGCGGCAAGACCCCCGAAGAGCTGCAGGCGTTCATCGAGGTCCTCGACGCCCACCTGCGCTCTCTCCACCAGGAGGACAGCGGCGAGATCCGCGACAAGACCCCCGACGAGAAGCGCGCCTTCGACTACGGCCTGGCCGTACGCGACAAGGCCATCAAGCGCCTCGAGGAGCACCGCTCGGTAT